CTACAGTTTCTGCACTTCCTAAAAAATTTATAACTTTTTCTAAATCCATTTCATTATTTTTCATAAATGGAACATTTGTATTTTGTAAACTAAATTTTGTTTTATAAGCATGTAAAAAATACACATATTCTTGGGTGGTATTATATTTTTTTTCAAACACAGGATGCATGCAACTTACACACGGTAAGTAATGGTTGTAATAACCTTGTAGGTAATCTCTAATGCCAATTAAAGAGCAATTAAATACCCAAGGAGGGTAATAAACTTTTTGTTTTGATTTACGTACATGTTTTTTGCCAAAATTATGGCCTACTCCCCACAGAACTGCATGCTTAGGTTTTTTTTCTAATAAGGTTTGAATCGTAAGGCTAAATTGTTTGTGTATTAAACCGCCGCCACCTATAAGAACAGTTTGATCTTCAATAGGAAAATTATTTGCTACTAATTCTCCTGATTTACAATTTTCAAAATCAAAATATCTGCTTGGGTTACAAAAAGCATCTCCGACATTATTGTGTGCTTTTCTATGAACTTCATAAATCATAATTGCCATTCCTTTTGGACAATTGGCCATGATGAAATATGTGGTTTTTTTGCGCCAGCAAACACTAACATATTTACATTAGATAATTTAGGTTGTTGAGAACTTACAAATTTAATTTCGTTATATGCATTAGGATATATGTCATGTAATAAATTTAAATTCCTTGCATGTTCTCTAATAAATCCTTGGTCACCTTTACGTCCTGTACTATCATTTTTAGCATACTCTTGTCTCCATTGGATAGTTGGTTTACTATTCCACAAATTCCATAAATACGCCATATCATCTTCCCAATACATTACGCAACTAGACGGAGTAGATTTTGGATGTGTTTTTGTTGTCCTACTTTTATACATAACAAATTTTTGACCTTGTAATGCGTCTATCATAGGAGACAAATCTCCTATTATTACATTGTCTGCATCGATAAACAAAGTAGGTCCTGCGTATAAACCTGGTCTAAAAAGCTCTATCTTATTCCAGTAACCTGGATTATCTTGAATGAATGTGTTAACAGGAAAAGTGTGTTTGCCGTCACTAAGTGGTATAAAGTGAAAGGAAGTCTTCATGTGTCGGTCTAGCGACCTTTTCATTTTATCTACCCATGAAGAATTATAATAATTTTGTGTTTTTAACACTGTTGTAATTGTAATCAATTTAAAAACAGCTCCGTGTCATTCTTCATCTTTTTCCCAACAGTATATCCTAAGCGATCATAAAGATATAGTATATTATTTACTCTGTCTATTGGGTTAAGTTTATTAGTTTCAAACCTAATTTTTTGAGGTAGATATTCTCTATCCTTATCTATCAAATACTGATAAAGATATTCTAATATAAAAGTATCAGCGCCTTCAGTGTCAATTTTGAGGAATTTAATTTTCCTTATATTGTATTGTGTTAAAAATTCTGCTATAGGTATTTGTTTTACTTTTTCATTTACTGCTAAATGTTCTAATTTATGTTCAATAATTTTTGGATGCATTGAACCTAATTTATTACATCCCTTAAAATATCTTGGTAATCTATGTTTTCTAATTTGTTCGCTAGGAATATAGTATAATTCAATATCCTCTGAAGTATTTGTAATAGATATTGCTGCATTTATTTTTAAAACATTTGCCGGGCTAGGAAGGCTATCTAAATAATATTTGATAGGTTCTACTGATATTCCTATTGTTTTGTTATCTGCTAGTTGAATTAAAGTATCGAAATTAGAAGTTCCTATTTCTAAAAAATCTAAATCTTTAAAGGCTTGCATCTTCCATTCCTGCTACCCGTAGCTTAACAATGTTAGTAATTTGCCATTGTTTCTGATCAAGACCTTTTAGTATTCCTAACCATTTGTTTCTTAATAAAGCAAATTCATTAACTATCTTTTCAAAATCAACCACATCTAGTTCTCCGTCTACATACTTATCAACATCGCGACTAGACAATGCTCGTTGATAATTTTCTAAATACTTTTTGAAAAAAGAACTTCGTAATTTCCTCAGCTCGATATTTAAATAATTTAATATAGCTTCTATTTCTTGCAATTGATTAAAGCGATGTTCTACTATGCCTGGGAGTTCTGCAGCAAGTTTTTCAACATTACCTTTGACCTTACATTCAAGTTTTGCATCTCTTAATTCAGTTTCAAAATGCAATATAGCATCTGGAATCTTGCCAATGTCTCTCGAGACTTCGCTGTACCAACCCATTTAACCTTTCAATATTCTTCATCCTCGTCTATGTCTAAGTAATAGGAAATTGCAATATCAAGTGTATTACAATTTCCTAATGAATTTTTCATTGCATCTTCTGTCGTTCCAAAGTCAGCAAGTAATTCTACAAAGTGTTCTGCTGCTACAGTTAATTGTTTTTTGTCACAATGCTCACGAAACAGGCTCCAAATTTCCACTATCTGTTGTTCCGTCATTTTCTATAATCTCCTCTTCTATAGATGGAGTATTTATGTCTTTTTGTTTTTTTGGATAGTCTTGCATAACCATGTCTAACAGTTCGCCAGTCCAATTTTTACGATATTCTTTGTGCTCATTTCCTTCACTATCGATGTAACGCAATCTATTTCCGTCCTTAACAAGATGACCTTGTTTTTCAAACAGGTCAACAAGTCCACTATAAGGATTCATTCCAGTTTCATAAGGAATCTTAACTTGCACTCCTTCAAACGGTTTTGCATAACGTGTTTTCATTACCTTACAAGCTGCACGGATACCTTGTACTTCAGAGGTCTTATTACCATCTTCATCTTCTTTTAGTTTGAGTTTTTTCATTGCAACTACAATACTACTTGCATAGATAAAACCTTGTCCGCCTGAAATCTTATCATCTGGATCAAACATGTCTTGGCTAGCGTATGTATGATTAGTTGCTACAAGTCCTACGTTATGACTGCCAAACATGTTTACACAATTCCTTACAAGTGCAGTAAGTGCTTTAGGTTTCCTACCCATATCACCTTTAAGATCGCCCTTGCCAAATTGATCAACATCAGTTGGTGTCAGTAACATACCTAAGCTGTCAATAACAAACAATACTTTAGGTTTGTCTTCTCCTTCAAGATTTTTGTAATCATCAATAAAGACTGAGATAGTTTTAGCTACATCATCAATCATACTCATATTAAGTTTTAGTAGCTTTTTTTCGCTTGTATCAACGTTTAAATTCCTAAGCCAGTCTTCATCAAGTGCATTCTCACTGTCAATAAGCACAACAAAAATGTCTTGGTCTTGTGCTGCTTTTACAATGTTACCTGCACAGATATAGCTCTTACCTGCACCGGACTCTCCTGCAAACACACTCACTTTGCCTAGTGGAATGCCTTTGTGAAAATCTCCTGAGATAAGATAGTTTAATGCATAGTTGCCAGTTGATATCCAGTCAGTTGGATCATTAAAACCGGCACTCATGCCTGTGATAGATTTTGTTAATTGTGTTCTAAATTTACTTGGATCAAATGCTTTTGCCATAATTGTGCCTTAAAAAGTCAGAATGCAAGGAACAATATGTTCCTTGCTGGTAATATGTTAGTCTGCTTGTCTTGCTCGGATCATTGCAAGGATGTCTTTTGCATTATCCCCGCCTGCTGAAGTTTCTGCTACTACAGGTTCGCTTATTGCAACAGTTTCTTCTTTTGTTTCAACTACAGTAGTTGTTGTAGTAGGAGTAGAACTTGCATTAGTATTAGGATCTCCAGTCATTGCTGACATTCCTGCTGGTCGGAAGTATTGACTCCATCGTTCGCTATCGTATGCTTCTCCGTCTACGCTAGCCTCGAACATCTGTTGAATGATTTTAAGCTCAACATCAGTTGGTTTCTTAGGAAGGAAATCATTTAGATTAAATAACCCAAATGAATTAATTGCATGCATTTCTTTGTCGTTTAGTGGCCGCTCTCTACGTGCCCAATTACTAGTTGAATAATCGGCAAATCCACCTTTAGATGTCTTATTAAGACGGAAGTCAATACCACTTGTATAATCAGTTGGCAATTCTTCCATATCCGGATCCATTAATGCTTGCTTAATAATCTGGAAAATTTGAGGACCAATAATAAATCTGCGGATTGGATTTTCTGGTACAGTTTCTTCTTTCAACGGATCAT